AAAAGAAGTTTCACAACTATCCTGCTGATCAAGAATACGCAAAAGACATATTGAGCAAGGCAGGTTGGTAACATGGAAACAGCGATATTTCTAACACTGGTATTTTTACAAATCAAACACTGGTACATTGACTTTGTGGATCAAGATATGACTGAAGTCAATCACAAAGGCATCTACGGCCACTGGCTGGGCATGCGACACAGTCTCAAACACGGCATCGGCACAGCCATCTGCGTTGGGCTAGTGGTAGGTCCTGCGTACTGGGCAGCCAGTGTGATAATGGGTGTGATAGATGCTGTGCTACATTATCACATTGATTGGGCCAAGATGAACTGGGGCAATCGAGATCTACAAAATCCTAGCTTTTGGGCACACTTGGGCTTGGATCAAATGGCTCATCAGTTGACTTACATTGTCATTGTTGCTATAATTGCATTATGATTAGAAATATTAGCGGTAGCAAATACATTCAAGTGTCAGGTGGCATGAGCACCAATCCATACATCAGCCCAGGTGCCAGCGGAGCAGGCATGGTGCGGTGGAGTCCCAGCATGAACTGTTTGGAAATTAATGATGGCAACTCCTGGCAACAGCTTCACTCATCACATCCTATGATTTCACTCTCATCAGACGCCGAAACCCTGTTAGATTGGGCACGAGCCAAGCGTGATGAAGAATGGCGCATTGCTGCCCTGGCCGAAAAACATCCCACAGTGGCAGATGCCTTGGCAGCAGTGCAACTGGCCCGAGAGAAACTGCAAGTGGTGACTGCACTTTGTGACACTGACTCAAAATGAGCGCAGACATTGACATTGATGTGCCGGACAGAACGGCTGTGCTGAAACTGATCCAGCACACTGCCGCACGGCAATTGCATCAAGGTCAAGTGCGCAGACACAATTCAGGTATCTATGTCACAGACATTCCCAAAGACATACCCAATGGCTATGCAGCTATAGACTATGAGTCGGCAGAACAGCGTGGATACTTCAAGATTGACTTGTTGAATATGAGTGTGTATCAATTGATCCGTGATCACGCACACTATGCTGAAATGCTGGCAGCAACGCCGCCATGGCAGAGACTGTGGACTGATACTGCCTGGGCCAGTCAACTGGTGCATGTGGGCAATTATGCAGACTTAATGGCGTCAATGCGACCAGATAGCATACCTAGAATGGCAGCGTTTATTTCAGTTATTCGCCCAGGCAAAGCACACTTACAAAACCGCCCTTGGGCAGAAGTATTTGCCGAAGTGTGGAACGGGGATGACTCACGCGGATATGCATTTAAGAAAAGCCACGCAGTTTCCTACGCGGCCCTTGTTGCCCTACACATGAATCTACTCAATCAAGACGCCGCACAAGTGTGATTGATTTTCGTTTGGTTTTCTTGCGAGCAATATCCATCAAACTACAAGCCGGGCCATGTAAAATTTCAAGATCTTTGTTGGAGAATGTGCGTAGCGTGGGACGAAACTTGTCCCACTCACCACGCAAGAAGATGTTTATGGGTATACTCCGATTGCTTTCCCACCACCAGGTGGCTGCTAATTCCAAGTATTCTAGTTTGGCGTCTTGAGTTAACACAGCGCCAAAATCATAAATGGTTGTGACAGCATCGTCTTTGTTTTGCACCACACCCACATATTCTTCATTGGCGTACACGCACAGTGTTATAAACGGATATTTTACTGCTAATTTTTGAAATATATCATTGCCCATCGGTTGTACTTATGGCCGGTAACAATTGGTTAAAAAAAGCATTACCAAATCTTGGTAAATAGTAGATGTATTCAACCACCATTTATCTTTACCAGCAAATTACCAAAGTCTTGTTAGTTGACACCAGTGGTGGATATTTCACAGCGAGGTACGATCCAGTGTATGCAAAACAATTAACCGTTAACAAAGGCGTAGACAATGTTCTACTGTTTGAATTTATCAATCAAGAGGAAAAGCCTGTAAACATCACAGGCAGTAGTTTTGTGTTTAGATTGATGAATCAAGCCGGTGATCAACTGTTGGTTGAAAAACCCATGGTCACACTCAGCGCCACGCTAGGGCGAGTAAAAGTGGTGCTAGACAACGAAGATACCATCAATATCACAGCACAGCCCGGCAGCTACAGCATACAACGCACAGCAGGAGACTATGTGCAGGCTGCTTATGTGGATGCTAATTCGGGTGCTAGAGCAGATTGCAACATTGTGGATAGTGTATTTCCTGCATTTGTGCCCAGCCCAATGCTGACCATTCCCACAATTTACGGCAAAGCACAACAACTGCAACCGGGACCTAGTAGTTGGCCAGACTGGGCGCTAACACCACAGCCAGTGAATACCACGCAACTTACAGAATTCTATTCAAGTCACATCCCAACTAGCGGACAAAGTTTGACCACAGTCAAAATGGACATGGATCATTACACTGGAACAGTTAAGTTCCAGGCAGCAGACACTTATGAATCAGTTTGGTATGATGTGACAGAAAGTTTTGAATTTTTTAATGAAACTAGCACACAGTATTTTAACATTGTGGGCTTTTACAATTTGATACGAGCTGGATTCAACAACAGCCAAGGATTTGGTGCATCGGCCACAGCACAAGTGACTGATGGAGTGATCACTGGTATCACTGTCAATAACTCTGGACAGGGCTACGTGGCGCCACCAAAGGTTCAAATCCTTGGCAACGGTGCAGGTGCCGAAGCTATTGTGACCAGTGTGGGCAACGGTGCAATTGGTGGAATCACTGTCACAAACGGCGGTTCGGGATATTTGCCAATTCAATATCAAGGCACCATTGCAGCCACCGTATTGATCACAACCGGCTACATTACTAATCTCCAATATCGTTGATTTATTACAGCTGATCTGCTATACTGTATAGATGCTTGACATCCTTGCGTATCTACCTGCAAAAAGAAAGTCCACACCATCAGGTTGGTTGAGTTTCAATGCGGTTTGCTGTCAGCATAATGGTAGCACCAAAGACACAAGAGGTCGTGCTGGACTCAAAGCTACCGAAGCAGGCTGGAGTTATCACTGCTTCAACTGTTCATACACAGCCAGTTTTATCATGGGCCGTACACTCAGCATTAAAGCTCGCAAACTGCTGGGATGGATTGGTGTGCCGGACAATGAAATTGAAATGCTCAATCTTGAAAGTCTGCGGCATCGTAGCATACATGGCATTTTGGAAGATCGTCAACAGGCTTGGAATCAGCTAGCTGGTATTACATTTGAAGAAAGAGACTTACCACCATTTGCTGAATTGTTAACCAATGATCACTTACATTGGGATTATGTGCGTAGCAGACGTGTGCCCGAAGATTTTCCCATGATGGTACAGACGCAAAATGATGGCGTCCACTGGACACGCCCGCATGTGGTCATTCCATTCACATACGAAAACAAAATTGTAGGATTCACTTGTAGATTTTTAGACAACAAGCAACCCAAGTTTATTTCAGACAGTCAGCCTGGCTATGTGTTTGGTACAGACTTACAACACAACAACTGGACCAATGTGATTGTGACAGAAGGCATATTTGATGCACTGTCAATTGGCGGCCTGGCTGTCATGCACAATACCATAAGTGACGCACAAGCTAGATTGATACGCAACTTGGGTAGAGAGATAACTGTGGTGCCCGACCAAGACACAGCAGGTGTAGAACTAATTGATCGTGCTGTGGATCTGGGATGGGCGGTAAGTATACCCGATTGGCCTGCGGGCTGCAAGGATGTAAACGATGCTGTGATTGTGTTAGGGCGTGTGGGCACCTTGCTAACTATAATGGCAGCCAGAGAAACCAGTAAGATCAAAATAGAACTAAGGAAGAAACAACTTGTTAAAAAGTTACAATAAATTATGGGTATTTGGCGACAGTTATACAACACCATATGTTTGTGTAGATCCTGTTGATAGTTTTTGGGGACTGGCTGCAAAAGCACTAACTGTGAACTCTATTGTGAATTGCTCACGTTCTGGAAATAGTTTTACAACTGTTCAGCAATTGTTAGTTGGAATGTCTCAAGAGATTGACTGGAATCATGACATGATATTTGTGGGGATTCCTCCATTGGAGCGTATTACAATTTTTGACAATCATAGAAATACGCAATATCTTGGGCATAACATTAACACTGCTACTTGGGAAATTGATCAATTTAATATTGAGGCACATCGTGGCCTTGGCAGCCTAAATAACTATGGATCTGACCGCCGATTAATTGTACACAGTGATCGCAGTTGGCTTGAAACAGACACATTGCGACAGATATTTTTACTGACTCAATGGTTAGACAGTGTCAATGCTAACTACTTGATCATTAATTTAAGCAAGGATCTAGATAAAAATAATTGTTGGGGGCCGAGCAATTTTGTATTACCATATTGCAAAAATCACAAAAAGTGTATATTATTTGGCAAAACATATCATGGCATAAACATTGGAGTGAATCGGCCTGCAGACTCTGACACACCAGAAGGACACCATGGTCCTGCTGGTAATCAGCATTTTTTTGATCAGTCGTTGCTGATTAAACTAACAGAATGTTACTCACAACACCCTCAAGCAAACACACCCGCTGAAGTATTAGAATCACTCACATCGTACTTGGACTCTATTCATGCTAAAAGATTACGGACTTGACGTCCAACGCCTATTTCTAGAAATGATGTTGGAGGACGCACAAAGCTATGTGCGTGTTCAAAACATCTACAATCCGCTGAACTTTGACAAGAGTTTGAGACCTGCGGCTGAGTTCATCAAAGAACATTCAGACAAACACAAGACCTTGCCAGACCGCATGCAGATTTCGGCCACCACTGGCGTTAAATTACAATCAGTGCCAGACTTGAACGAAGGTCACTTTGACTGGTTCATGGGCGAGTTTGAAGCATTCACTCGGCGCCAGGAACTGGAGCGAGCTATTTTGAAAGCCGCAGACTTACTTGAAAAAGGTGAATATGATCCGGTTGAAAAACTCATCAAAGATGCAGTACAAATATCACTCACTAAAGACATGGGCACAGACTACTTTGCTGATCCTAAGTCTCGCATTGAAAAATACTTCAACTCGGGCGGACAAGTAAGCACAGGCTGGCCGCAACTGGACAGATTGTTGTATGGTGGATTCAGCCGCGGCGAACTCAACATCTTTGCAGGTGGTTCGGGGTCAGGCAAGAGCTTGGTCATGATGAACATTGCACTGAACTGGCTACAGCAAGGACTCTCAGGTGTGTACATCACACTAGAACTGAGTGAAGAACTAACAAGTTTGCGAACTGATGCCATGTTAACCAACATGAGCACTAAGGACATTCGCAAGGACATAGACACTACAGAACTCAAGGTCAAGCTGGTGGCCAAGAAGTCCGGCAACTATCAAGTGAAAGGCTTGCCAGCACAATCAAACATCAATGACATTCGTGCATATTTGAAAGAGTATCAAATTCAAACAGGCAAGAAGGTGGATTTTGTGATGATTGACTATTTGGACTTGCTGATGCCGGTCAGTGCCAAAGTCAGCCCCAACGACTTGTTTGTGAAAGACAAGTATGTTTCTGAAGAACTGCGCAACTTGGCAAAAGAACTGGGGTTTTTGATGGTCACAGCGTCACAGTTGAATCGATCAGCTGTGGAAGAAATTGAATTTGACCACTCGCACATATCAGGTGGTATCTCCAAGATTAACACAGCAGATAATGTGTTTGGCATCTTTACAAGTCGCGCTATGAAAGAGCGTGGCAAGTATCAGATCCAGTGTATGAAGAGTCGAAGCTCGACCGGCGTTGGTCAAAAGATTGATTTGGAGTACAACATTGAAACCATGCGTATTACTGACGAAGGTGGGGATGATAACGAAAACGGGTTCAGCAAAAAGCCCAGCACAAGTATCATGGACTCGATCAAAGCAAAAAGCCAAGTTAGTGCTGCCGCCGCAGATGACGCCAAGTCTGTACCTTGGGAGCGACCACAAGCCAAAGAAGGTTTTGAGCTAGACGCACCCAAAGTCACAGCTGATGTACAGAGCGCCAAACTCAAACAATTGTTGGGCAAGATCAAAACGTCATAATGCCCAATAATTTTTGCAGATACCTATCCAATGGGTATTCATTTACTTTGAAATCAAATGATGCACTAACAGTCAAACCTTGTTGTTGGTTTGCGCAAGAAATACCTGTTGATTCTTCTCTTCAGGACAATCGAAAAAAACTGTTTGAATCAATTTCTGACTGGACTCCAAACTGTAACAAGTGTCAAGTTCTGGAAAAATTTGGTCAACAAAGTTTGAGACAAACTGGGCCAGACTGGATTCCAAACTCTATAAATTCTCAAGATCCCGTCACCATTGATATCCATCTAGACAATGAGTGTAATGCAGCGTGTGTTATTTGCAAACAAGAAAGCAGTACTCTTTGGGCTAAAGAAAATCTAAAGATTCAAAATAAAAAAATTACCATTAGGCCAGCACCAACTGATCAAGCAATTGACAAAATTGTTTCTGCTGTTAATTTAAAAAATATCAAGTACATAAAATTTTTTGGTGGAGAACCACTGTTTACAGATACGCATTTAAAGTTCTTGGCACATGTACCTTGCCCCGAACAAGTAACTTTGCACTATACTACCAATGGTTCTATATATCCCAATCAAGAAGTTTTAAATGTATGGAAAAAATTTAAATTAATAATTTTTGCAGCAAGTCTCGACGGAATTGAAGAGCAGTTTGATTATGTGAGATGGCCGTTAACTTGGGACAAGGTCAATAAAAATTTATTACGAATTAGAGACAATAAAAATATTCAAAATTTAATGTTTAGAATAGAATTCACAGCTAACTTTCTAAACACTTATTACTTTGATAGATTGGAATCTTGGACACAACAAAATTTAGCCACAAACCAATGGGGCGATAAAACAGACTTGAATGTGCATGTTTGTTTTGGCAGTGATTGGGATCTGAATAAAATGCCCAAATCAATTCAAAATCTAGTGCTTGAAAAATATTCAAAAGATCACATAATATATAAAATGGTCGCAAACATTAGACCAGTGTCATCATTTACTCAGACTGCTTGGCAAAACTTTGTTGCCACTTGGGATGCCCGTAGAAATAACAGTTGGAAAACAGCATTTCCAGACTTAATTGATTGTGTTCAAACAACCTAAATCCGCTAAATAATCCAAAGGTCCCGTAGCAGATGCAAAAACGCACTCGCAGTTTATTAGAAGAATTAGACGATTTGTACATCGAGCGTGATCGCCGCCTGTTGATTGAAAACCGTGCGGCTACTCTTATCGCAAATGCTATCAGATTGCTAGAACAAATTGACACAGAATTCCCAGCTGACCAAGCTGAAAATCTGCAACGCAAATTGCTGAATGCTATCCGTACCCGGGACTCGGGCAAGTTTGCCAGATCAGTGAGAAGAACAAATGCAGATATATGAAATTGCACGCCAGTCTGTAGACGAAGGCATACTAAAAGGTGTGGCCAACAATGTGGTAAAGCCAGTGGTAAACTATGCAGTTGACCAAGCCAAGGGTGTGGCAAAGGCACCACTCAACACCGCAGAATACTTTGCCAACAAAGTACTAAATGCGGCTGGCGTGCCAGCGGATCAACAGGGCAATTACAGCAAGTATGGTCACATGGCAGCTGGTCAAAGAAAAGGTACCGCCAGTATAGCACAGCATGAGTTTGAAGTTGCCAATGCCCTGTCTAAAGAATGGTCTAGCACTCGCACTTTGAATGGTACCAAAGCAGACACACTTGATCCAGAAGTTATCAAACAAGCTGCTATTGCTTATAATGCAGGAACAAGTAATTTAGAAATTAACGCAGATAATGTAGTTAAGACTGTACAAACTCTGGCACCTCAGTATGTTAAAGATAGAGAAGAACAGCAAATGGCAAGAGTCAAAGGCCAAATTGCTGCTAAAAAATTAATGGCAGAACTTGAACAGCAATATGCTATATCTAAAGATACAACTCAATCACTGGCTCAACGACAACAGGCAATAGCTGCAAAAAACAAAGTGATAGATGAATTAACAAAACTTGGTTACAAAATTGACCAAAAATACTTAGATAATACTGTAGCGGCGGCCCAGAGTGCTATTGTTCAGACTGGTGGTACAGGAATGATATCAACTCCTGCTGCTGGAGTTACTCCAACCCCAATGGGCATGCCTCGTACCAACGTAGCAACCCCCCAAGCACCTGCGGGATTTAACTATAATAATATAATGAAAATGCCTGGTATGAACACACCTGTGAAAAAACCCGCAACAACACCAACCGCAGTTAAACCAACTGAACTAGAACCTGTGGCAGAGTCTCTGACCTGGAGCAAGAATTTTGATCCTAGCCGACAATTATATCGTCGTATGAAACAAGGGCAATTAAAATGAGACTATTAGAAGGCGGTAATGTATTTAAAGATGCCGACGGCAACCCACTCACTGGCCGTATCAATCAAAGCGATGTGCCAGCCACAGTACAATGGTTGGAAACACTTACCGGATTAGAATTCCCACGTGAACGCTGGTTGGGCTCAACTGGCCGCAAACCCACTTCAGGCGACATGGACATGGCAGTGGATGCAAGTGAAATATCTAAAGAACAACTGGCGGCCAAGCTAATACAATGGGCTGTGAGTCACGGTGAAGATCCCAAGGCCTGGGTAAAGAAAGCCGGCGAAGTTCATCTACGCACACCCATCAACGGCAATCCTCAAAATGGATATGTACAAACTGACTTTATGTTTTTCCCTAACTTGGATTGGGGACAGTTCTACTATGGCGGCGCTGACGATTCGGCTTACAAAGGTATGAATCGCAATGTGTTAATGAGTTCAATTGCCAA